TAAATATGTTATATATAATTATGCAAATCAAACATGGTACTATGGCACACTTGCTAGAACAGCTTGGCATGATAGAGGTATAAGAAGGTTTCCAATAGGTGCTGGATCACCTCATTTATTTGAGCATGAAAATGGCAATGATGATGATGGCAGTGCTATGACGGCATCAATAGAATCAAGTCAAATAGATATAGGTGATGGCTATCAATTTAGTTTTATAAAACAGCTTATACCAGATATCACATTTGAAGGTTCTACCTCAACAACTGGTAATCCTTCAGCTGACTTTACATTACAAGCTCGCACTGGTCCTGGAAGTACCTATGCAAACACTTCTGGTGGCTCTAGTACAAGAACTGCAACAGCTCCAGTAGAACAGTTTACTGATTTGATTAATGTTAGACTTAGAGGAAGATCATTTAACATGAAACTTGAATCAACGGAACAAGGTGTGGCATGGAAACTTGGTACACCAAGAGTAGATATAAGACCTGATGGTAGGCGATAATGTCTAGTCGTGACATTGCACCACCAAGATTACCACAACCAAACGGTGAATTAACTGTTGATTATATGTACGATTTGGTTACCACCCTTGATTTTTTTATTCAACAACAAGCAAATCCTGGAGAAGGTAGAAATACAAAAGTCGTTTTTACTGAACTGCCTACTAGCGATGTAGGTTTAGAGGAAGGAACCTTGTATAGAATAGGAAATGATGTTAAGGTATCTTTATTGAATATTGCAGGAGTTAATGGGAATAGTTCAACTATGTCGTTAGGTTCTGTAACAGTTTCAGTTTCATAACTGACTGCACACTTGTATAAAAGTTTTTTATCTGTTAAGATGGTGATATGAGTATTGCAAGTCTTTCATATGATGTAACAAATGCCAACCCAATCGGTTTAGCTTCTTTAGAAAACGCTTCTAGAATGTTAGCTGACTTTGGTCGTAATGGTGATACTTATGTAGTACACGCAAAAGAGGGTGAAACAGTTATACCTTTAGAAGTTTTGGACAATAACCCAAAGCTTAAAGATATGCTTTTCAAACAAATGCGTGATTTGGATTTAGATCCTAATAGGTATATTGTTGGTAATGAGCTTAATTCTATAAATCCAGTAACTGGTCAGCCTGAGTTTTTTATCAAAAAATTATTTAAAGGGTTGAAAAAAGTAGTCAAAAAAACAGCTCCAATAGTGTTACCGATTGTTGCTCCATACTTATTACCTACTATGCCTTTATTTTTATCTGCAGGAATAGGAACACTTGCAGGAGGGTTAGCAGGAGGTCAAAGTCCTAAAAATGCTTTGCGTAATGCTGTTATAGCTGGAGGTCTAGCAGGATTGGGTAATGTGGCGTTTGGTGGTCAACAAGGTTTTGGATCTGGTGATTTTAGTGCTTCTGCTAGTGATCTTGGATTAACAAAAGATTATGATATTAGAAATATATTTGACCAAAAAAGTGGTGATGGTACATTAGCAGGATTTAGTGATACTGGTGCAAGCACAAACGTGAGCACTGATATGGGTAAGACTAATTTTACTGGTGGGAAACCTACTGTTGACAGTAATATTGTTAAGTCAGATAAAGGTATATTAGAAACATTAGAAGATTTGGGTGGTAAAGCTAAAGAAACATATAGTGAGTATTTAGACCCGAAACGTAAAAGTATAATGCCTTCCAAAGCAGATATTATGAAGTCAGCAAAAGAAACAGCACAAGCAAAGTATGACACTTTTAAAGAATTAGGTGTGAACTTATCAAAAGATAAAAAACAAGATATACTTATAAAAGCCTTAGAAACAGCAGAAAAAGAACTAGCTCCAAGTGCTTTACAAAAGTATGCTCCTATCGGGGGTGCTACTGCATTAGGTTTATATGGATTAGATCAAGCAGGTCTGCCAATATTTACTGTACCAGAGGAAGAAGAAAAAACTAGAATGCTTACTGGTTTAGATTTATTGGAACAAGATCCTGACAGATTTAAATTTACAGACTTTTACGGTGATAATCCTTATTACACATATAGGGCAGACGGTGGTGAGATAGTTGGTCCTGGAACATCAACCTCTGATTCTATTCCTGCTATGTTAAGTGATGGTGAGTTTGTAATGAATGCAAAAGCAGTAAAAGGTGCTGGAGGTGGCGACCGTCAACAAGGTGCAAAACGTATGTATCAAATGATGAAAAAGTTTGAGAGGGTAGCGTAATGGCAGAAGAACAAACCGTAATACAAAGAGAAGCCCCTGAAATAGAAGCCTATAAACTAGGGTTAATGGAACAAGCTAAACAGTTAGCAGGAACAGCTCCTACTGAAGAAGATTTAGCAAAACTAATACCGACTGAATTAGGTCTAAGTGGTCTACAGCAAGACGCAGTAGATGCTTTGACTAATGTAGGTACTAGTGGTATTGGCGGATATAAAGATTATTTAACTGATGCTGGAACACAATTAGATACAGCAGGAGAAACATTAACCAGTGCTTTAGGTACTTTAGGTAGAGCAGAAGATGCTGGAGCCTTGTCTACTGGTATATTCGATCCTAGTATGACACAAGAGTTTATGAACCCATATCAAAAAGCAGTAACAGAACAAGCTTTAGCTCAGCTTAATAAACAATTTGCAGAACAACAAGCTATGAGGGGTGCATCAGCCATTGGTGCTGGAGCGTTTGGTGGCTCTCGTCAAGGTGTTCTAGAAGGTATAGCACAACGTGAATTAGGTGATGTTACGAGTAGAAGAATATTTGAGGACTTAGCTAGAAACTTTGGTCAAGCTCAACAGTCAGCTATGACATCATTTGAAAATCAACAAAGACGTCAAGCTAATCAAGCTTCACTAATAGGTCAACTAGCAGGACAAGAAGCAGGAATAGGTGGACAACAAGCAAGTCAAGCTATGCAAACAGCAGGACTTGGTGAGTTGGCACAAAACCAAGCATTGAAAGATATTAATGCGTTAACCACAGTTGGTGGTATTGAACAGCAACAAAGAATAGCTGATGAACAAGCTAGGTTAGAAGGCGAAAGGTTTAAATTTTTAGAACCACAACAAAGACTTAGTTTTTATAGTGATATATTAAGAGGTGTTCCAAGTACACAAATACAAACTCTCACTGGTGGTGGCGGAGCACAAGTGCCGTTGTTTCAACAAGCGTTAGGAGCAGGGATTACTGGCTTAGGTTTATACGGTGCTGGAAATAAACTGGGGATTTTTTAATGAATGAACTACAAAGAGCTATGTTACAAAATCAACAAATGGGTGGGATTACTTCAGGTTTGGAAGATGAGAGTATGCAGTCAGCTGAGGCTCTCGGTGGAATCGCGTCTGGTATTGAAACACTTTTTCAAAACATTGATAAGGCAGAAAACCCAAAAGAAATTATGGATGCTATCAGAGGTG